AGTAGTAGTAGTAGCACTAGCTTTATTTTCAATGCACCACTTTATACAAGGGGCTAAAGCCGTGGGTCACAATGGTGTGACTCAGCGGTTGAGTTCCATTGAGGAATTTAAAGAGTGTGTTAACTTTCAGAATTATGTACCACTAGAACAGGTTAGAGTTATCTGGGATGTGCAGTCTGCTAGTTGTTATGTAGTACTAGGGGATGGTAGGTTTCTGACTGTACCTGATTTTATTAAAGAGATAGAAGATTTCTCTGTCGCTGAGAAGTTTAAGGGGCATACATATGAATAAGCCAAATGATACACAAGTAGGCGGGGATCACTATCTCCAAAAGATACAGCCTTGGGATTTTATACGTGCCAACGATATAGGATTCCTGGAGGGTAACATAATTAAATATATATGTAGGTATAAGAGTAAAGGTGGGCTAGTAGACTTGTATAAAGCACAGCATTACCTTGACAAATTAATTCATGAAGAAGTATTACGCCACACACCCGCATTAAGGGAGTAATAAGTAGCACTTAACCACTAACTATCAAATAGTTAGCGGTTTTTTTACCACACTGTCCCTCAGTATAGGAATAAACCAGTTTAAATAGTGCTATTAACTACAGGAAAACTATGGCAATACGGAATGGAAGAGGAAAAAAACTAGGTGCATTACTAACACCAGAGTTAATTGAAGCTATTGCCCAGACATTTCCAAGAGAACCTCTGAATCTACAGGCGCAGCCTAATGAAATTTGGTTTAGAGAAGGCCAGTGTTCAGTGGCTGAAATACTACAGGCTAAATTTGATGAGGTTAATACTAATGTGTTAGCTGAGGGGGTACTGTAATGGCACACTACAAATCAATCACTGTTACCAATGAAGATGGTAAACACTATAATATTAGATCAGTTGTAAACGGCAAACAATTGAGTGATGAGGATGCAAAAAAACATGCAGAGAAGAATAAATCATTTGGTAAAGCGTATGATGATATACCAACAGCGGTTGAGGCAGCCGAAGCATTATCAAAGACACAGAAGATGCCTACTAGGTATACTGATGCTCAGAAGCAAATTAGGGCAGATGAGGGTGAGCTAAGATACATAAATGGAGGTTGGGGTACATCAGATAATACTGGTAAGCATGAGGTTTACTATGATTCCAAGGGATATCTTACTGCGGGTAATGGGCACAAGCTTAATAAGGCAGAAATAAAGGAACTAAAAGATACACATAGAGGCCCACCACTGCATACTAAGGAACAAGTATTAGAATTAAGGAAGGGTAAAGGTGCATACCAACTAACAGGAAGAACAGTCACAGATGACGAAGCCGATGAGTGGTTTGCTGCTGATTTGAAGGATGCTAACGATGATGTTAAGGCACTCTATAAAGGTATTAACATGCCTGAAGAGCAGAGAGAAGTTCTGGTAAACATGGCATTCAATCTAGGAAGAGATGGGTTACGTGAGTTTAAGCAGATGAGGAAGGGCTTAGTTGCAGGGGACAGTAAGAAAGTTGCAGATGAGATGAAGGATTCAGATTGGTATGAACAGGTTAAAGGTAGAGGAAAGCGATTAGTCGAACAAGTAAGTAAAATACCCAGTACGGGTAAGTTCGATCCTAAACTAGATGCCCTAGGGATGTATGATACTGAATTTAGGGAGTATTAATGATTAATAATAATTCAAGGAGATTCCGTATGTGTATGGGCGGTGGCGGTGGACCAAGTGCAGCAGCAAAAGAACAGGCTCGTGAGAATGAACGACTAGCAGAAGAACGGGCTAATGAGAGAAGGTCAGCCCTACTCAATCCTGAAGATAAGTTTGATCAGCTAGAAGATAAAGATAAGACTCTAAGGAGAAAAGGGCGGAAGGGGTTAACTATACCCCTAGATAAGCAGTCCTCTAGTGGGTCAGGGCTATCAATTAATTAGGGAGAAGTAATATGTGTATGGGAGGCGGAGGAGGAGGCGGAAGTAGCAAAGGTCCAAGTGCAGCACAGATAGAGAGAGACAGAGAATTAAGAGAGAGAAGCGAGAAGAGGGCTTCAATAGCTGCGGATGAGCAGAGGGTAGCAAGGCAAAGGAGCACTAGTAAGAAGGCCACCGCTAAAGATTCACTCAAGATAAAACGCGATGAAAGCTCAACGGGCTTGTCTATAAAATACTAAAAAAGGTTAAGCGTATATGAAAGCGTATATGGAAGAAATTCCCGAAGGAGAAGCAGGAACTAAACGAGCAAGGTACAATAGGTTAACAACCTTCCGTGACCCCTATCTTCAACGGGCTAGGTCATGTAGTGTATTGACTATTCCATCATTAATACCACCAGAAGGTAGCAGTGGTAGCACGGTTTTACCTACACCTTTTCAATCTTTAGGAGCAAGGGGGGTTAATAACTTAGCATCTAAATTACTAATAACACTACTACCACCCAATGCCCCATTCTTTAAGCTAGTTGTAGATGACTTTATACTGGCTGAGTTGACGGGCAAAGAGGGTTTACGAGCCGAAGTAGAGGAAACATTCAACAGTATGGAAAGAAGTGTGATGACCGAGATAGAAACATCGGCAATCAGACCTGCCGTATTTGAATCTCTGAAACACTTATTAGTTGCGGGTAATGTAGCTACATACTTAAATCCGAAAGGGGGTATGAAAATCTTCCCACTGGGTCGATACGTTGCTAGGCGTGATCCAATGGGGGAACTTCTAGAACTCATCACCGAGGAGCATGTATCCATCTCAGACTTGCCTGAAGAAATACAAGGTGAGGTAACTGGCGAGGCGGGGTCTAGCGTAATCGAGAATGGTGAGAAAATTATAGCATTGTATACATGTGTGAAGTTACACAAGAACAAGTGGTATGTATCTCAAGAAGCAGGTGGAGTATTAGTTCCAGGAAGTGAGGGTGAATATCCTTTTGATAAGTCACCCTTTTCCGTCTTACGCTTCACTGGTATATCAGGTGAGGATTATGGCAGAGGATACGTTGAGGAATATAAAGGTGATATTCAATCCCTTGAGTTCTTAACTAAAGCAATTGTACAAGGTAGTGCAGCAGCAGCTAAAGTGCTGTTCATGCTACGTCCAAGTGCAGTCACAGAAGCAGCCGACATAACTGAATCAGAGTCAGGTGATATTATCATTGGCAATGCAGATGATGTCTCTGTATTACAGTTACAGAAACAGGCTGACTTTCAAGTAGCAGCACAGACAATACAGAGGTTAGAACAAGCACTAGGTTTAGCTTTTCTAATGAATACTTCAATCCAACGTAATGGTGAAAGGGTAACAGCAGAAGAAATTAGATTCATGGCTAATGAATTAGAAAATGCCTTGGGTGGTATATACTCTACGCTGTCACAGGAGTTTCAGTTACCTTTAGTAGTTATTCTTATGGCTCGTATGGAGAAACAAAAGAAACTTCCAGTGCTGCCAAAAGGTATGGTACGCCCACAGGTAACTACAGGTGTAGATGCTATTGGTCGTGGTCAGGATGCTGAGAAACTTAAAGCATGGATGGAAGATATATCTGTACTTGGGCCTGAAGTTGTAGCTCAAAGCATTGTTGCAAGTGATTACATTAAACGCAGTGGTGTTGCTCGTGGGATAGATATGAAGGGCTTAGTTAAATCACCAGAAGATTTACAAGCCGAGCAGGAGCAAGCACAACAGCAGCAGCAGCAGATGCAGATGATGGATAAACTTGGCCCTAATGCTGTTACACAAGCAGGTGGAATGTTGAAAGATATTAATGCTGATGGTCTGGCACAGGGTGGGGGCGAAGAAGCACCACCTGAAGTTTAATAATTTATATATAGAGGCAACAAAATTATGGCAAATGCAATTCCAGTACACAAACAACCAGAGGTTAAACCCGTGGTAAAGGGTGAAGTTAAACCTGAAGTAAAGCTAAAAGATACAAAGCTAAAATCACACGATGCTGTGAGAACCGATAGTTAGAATGGCAAATCTGGATAGTGTAGAAGAAACCAGTGTAGATGTACCACCAGAAGCGGGTACTGATGCATATAACAAAGAGATGTCAGATAAGTTTGATGCGAGTCAAGGGACTGAGCAGTCAGAGGAAGCTGCAGTAGAAGAAGCACCTGTAGAAGTAGCAGCTAAACCTGATGGTGTTCCTGATAAGTTCTATAATAAAGAGACAGGAGAAGTAGATTATGCTTCTTTAACTAAATCATATAATGAGTTAGAGAAGGGTAGAGGAAAAACTAAAGCTAAAACAGAAGTAGCACAAAAGGCTAATCCTGAAGATGCAGTAGTTTTAGCTAAAGTGAGACATGATGCAGCTAAGGAAAAAGCCGAAGCTGATGATGCTACACAGGAGGATTTAGATGCTCTTGAGTTTGCAGATGAAGCACTCACTCTAGCCAAGGCAGACGTAATCACAGCCAAGAAAGCTGATAAAGATGCAGATGCAGCTAAAGCGTTAGTTGAGAAGTCTGGTATGGATTTTGATAAACTGACTGCTGAGTATGCTGAACAAGGTTTTCTATCAGAGGATAGTAGAGCAAGTTTAGTTAATGGTGGAATCCCAGAAGCAACTATAGATTCTTATATTGCAGGTCAAGAAGCATTGGCTGCACAGTGGGAATTTAAGGCTAAAGAAGCAGCGGGTGGAGAAGAAGCTTATGCTAGTATGACAGCGTGGGCT